TCAGGCAGCGCGGCTCTCCGCCGCCGTATCGACCGCGCGGCAGGCTGCAAACAGCACCTCGGGGCCAGCGCCGGGCTTCGTCGCCTCGCTCGAGAGGATCTGCCGGTAGCGCCGCGCGCCCGGCAGGCCGTGGAACAGCCCGACCATGTGGCGCGTCACATGCGAAAGCCGTCCGCCCGCAGCGATGTGCCGCGCCGCATGTTCGGCCATCTCCGCGATAACCCTGTCCCAGTCGATTGCGGACAGCGCGCCGCCCAGCGCCGCCTCCACCTCGTGCAGGATGGCTGGATTGTGATAGGCGGCCCGGCCCATCATGGCGCCATCAGCATGCTCCAGATGGGCGACGACCTCGCCGGCGGTCTGAATGCCGCCATTGACGCCGATGAAACGGTTCGGCAACCGCTGCTTGAGCCGGTACACGCGGTCATAGTCGAGCGGCGGGATGTCCCGGTTCTCCTTCGGGCTGAGCCCTTCCAGCCAGGCCTTGCGGGCATGCACCCAGAGCGCGTCGGCACCGGCCGCGAACACCTTATCCGCGATCTCGTCGAGCGCGGTTTCAATGTCCTGCTCGTCGACGCCGAGCCGGCATTTCACCGTTACCGGCACATCGACTTCCGCCTTCATCGCCGCGACGCAGTCCGCGACAAGGTTCGGCGTGCGCATCAGGCACGCGCCGAATGTGCCGGACTGCACGCGATCGGACGGGCAGCCGACATTGAGGTTGATCTCGTCATAGTCGAAGCCGGCGCCGATCCGCGCGGCTTCCGCGAGTTTTTCCGGCTCCGAGCCGCCAAGCTGCAGCGCGACCGGATGCTCAACGCCGTCGAAACCCAGCAAGCGCTCGCGCGGTCCGTGGATGACGGCATCCGCCACCACCATCTCGGTGTAGAGCAGCGCTCCAGGCGACAACAGCCGATGCAGATAGCGGCAGTGCCGGTCCGTCCAGTCCATCATCGGCGCGACGGCAAAAACGCGCCGCCTGTAACTCATTGATCTTTCTCGCATCCGCTATTTCCCGCGTTGAAGCGATTGCGCATCATGTTGCGCATCGTTGCGAATTGAACCATATCGCCGGGCATTTTCACCGTGGTAATACCGCCTTGTGACACCAGATCAAGGCTTGTGATACCATATGGGGACCATAGTCGAGCGCCCGCGCAAGAATGGATCGATCGCCTATATGGCAAAGATCATCCTGAAACGCGAGGGCCGGATCGTTCATCGCGAGAGCAAGACGTTCGATCGACGGCCGTCAGCCGCCGCGTGGATCAGGAAGCGCGAGGGCGAGCTTGCCCAGCCCGGCGAGATCGAGCGCGCCCAGCGCGTCGACCCGACACTTGCCGACGCGATCGACAAGTATATCGCTGAGAGCATTCGCGCGATCGGCCGCACCAAGGCCCAGGTTCTCAGGGTGATCAAGAGCTACGAGATCGCCGGCATGAGGTGCAGCGAGATCGGCAGCGCCGAGATCGTCAGCCTGGGCAGCGACCTTGCCGCGACGGGCATGCAGCCGCAAACCGTGAACAACTATATGTCGCATCTGGCATCCGTGTTCGCGGTCGCGCGGCCGGCCTGGAGCTACCCGCTCGACAAGCAGGCGATGGACGATGCGCTTACCGTCATGCGCCGCCTGGGAGCCGTGAGGAAATCGCGATCGCGAGATCGCCGGCCGACGATCGCAGAACTTGACCGGATCATGGCGCACTACGCCGAGCGCGAGAAGCGCCGGCCGGACATGGTTCCGATGACGCGGATCATTCCGTTCGCGATCCTGTCGACGCGCCGCCAAGAGGAAATCACGCGGATCGCCTGGGATGATCTCGACCGGAAGCACTCGCGCACCCTGGTCCGCGACATGAAACACCCAGGCGAGAAGATCGGCAATGATATCTGGTGCGACCTTCCGGCTCCAGCGCTCGCGATCATCGACGCGATGCCCAGGAAGGTCGATCGGATATTCCCCTATTCGACGGACGCGATCAGCGCATCATTCACGCGGACATGCGCCGTCTTGGGGATCGAGGATTTGCGCTTTCACGATCTCAGGCATGACGGGGTTTCGCGCCTGTTCGAGATCGGCATGAACATCCCGCATGCCGCCGCCGTCTCAGGACATCGATCGTGGCAGAGCTTGAAGCGCTACACACACATCCGGGAAGGCGGCGACAAATACGCGGGATGGAAGTGGCTGGAGATCGTCACGAAAAAACCCGACTGAGCGGGCCAGCCGGGTTTTTCCTTCGGGGCCCCGCAGGGTTGTCCCGCGACGCCGCAGCGCCGCCCGATGCTTTTATCGCAACAGTCGCAACGCCTGTCAAGCAGCCTTGGCGACGGCCGCGTAAGCCTCAGCGCGATCGCGGTTCTGGCGAGACTTGCCGATCAGGATGCCGGCGACAATCAGGACCAGGATAGCAATGCCAGCGATCAGCAGCCAGTTCGGTTCGCCGTTGAGGATGGTATCGCCGCCGCCAACAGCCGCGCCGCCACCGCCCGCACCCTGAGCGCCCTTGTTCTGCCCTTCGGCCGTCCGGCTCGCCTTGCCGGCTTCCGCCTCCAGTTCCTCGCGATCAGCCTTGGACAGCGCCGAGCCGCCAGCCATCCACATCGCCACGGCCTTCGCCTCGACATCAGCCACGCGGCGCGACCAGCCGCGTTTAAACGTGTCCCATATCTTGAGGCTGCGCATGAAGGAAAGACGCCGGGCGCATAGTCCCCGGATCACGGCCTTGCCGGCATGAGCGGCGACAGCCTTGAGCGTTTCCGGCCCAATCTGCCCGTCGACCTTCGCGCCGACGACGCGCTGCAATTCCTTTTCGGCGCGGCCGGTTCCCGAGTTGACGCCATAGTCGAACGTCGCGAGATCGACGCCGAACGGAAGGCGATCGCCCTGGATCGGTTTCCAGTACCGATGCTCATAGATATCGGTCGCCTCTTTCAGCGTCAGCGCCTTCACCTGGGCGCGTGTTACGGACTTCACCCCGCGCCACGCGGCAAGCGTGTAATGGGTGATGCCCATATTGGTCGCGCCACCAGGATCGCGAGGATGGTTCACATAGCCGCCCTCGTGCGGCAGCGTCACGGCCAGGCAGGCCGGCAGATTTCCTTTTGCCATGTTGCGGTTTCCCTTTCGCCGGATGAAACGGCGACAACCATCCACGCGAATAGTTGGCGGCACCGAACGCCCCGCGCGGTACTCCTGCCGATCGCCCCTGAGAGATCGGTTTAAAATGGCTTCGATCGTCCGTGGGGAACGGCGCTGGGACCGCGCGCATGGGGCGGCTTCATTGGGCCAGCGAAATCGGGCAAATCAGGGCGACAGGGCCGCGATCGGAATGAGCCGGTTGCGGCCTTTTCGTTACCAGCCATCGCCGCCGTCAAGCGCATTCGGGTTGCGGAACACAACGCGATCCTCGCCATTGGCGCGATCGCGCACAACGATCCAGCCCAGCTTTTTCATGATCCGCCCGACGCGCGCGGCATGCCGCCAGTCGGCATCCTTCTTTTGCACCCCGAGCGCTTCGAACACATCCCATTGCGAGATCGAGGTTCGCGTTGTCAGCATCGGAGCGATGACCGACAGCCATACATCGACATCGGTTCGTTTCTCTTGCTCCAGTTCAACGGCCTGTTGCTCATCCTCCTGCACCCACCACGGCGTACCGGCTTTGAACAGGTGAACCGCTTCCGCCCATAGCTGATCGCGATCGCGCTCGATCTTGTCGAGATCGATGCGCCCGCATTCCAGCGGCCAGAACCGGCGCGCACCAGTAGGATCGCGCAAATAGGCGTTGCCCTCTGGATTGATCGTGCCGTTGATCACGACGCGGCGCGGCGCTTCGATCACCGAACGGCCATATGGCGGGCGAAAGCGATCCGTCTGGCGCGTCAGGAATTTTTTCACCGCGTTCGTTTCAGCGGCGGAGAAGCGGTGCATTTCCGCAACCTCCAGTCCCCACACGCCTTGCAACTCCATCATCGCATCCTTGGAGCCGATATCGGATAGCTCATCGGTAAAGAACTCATCGCCGTAGAGGACGCGAAGCGCGCTCGATTTCCGCGCGCCTTGCGGACCTTCAAGGATCGGCATCGTGTCGACCTTGCATCCGGGCTTGAGCCCGCGCGCCACGCTGGAGATCAGCCAGCATTCGCTAACGATCGGCGCGTAATTGTCGCCGGATGAGCCGAGGTAGTCGTTCGCGAAGCGCTTGACGCGCGACCGCCCGTCCCATTTCAGACCCTCCAGATATTCGCGCAGCCGGTCGAAGCTGGCGCGCTCAGCGATCGTCTGTATGACCGGCGCGATGTTCGACGCCTTCGGCGTCATGTACTTCGCCTCCAGCCACATGACCGCTTCGGAATAGTCGCGATCCTGGAGCGGCCGTGCTTCCCAGCCCGCACCCTTGGCTTCCCACGGCGGACGCCGCATGAGCATGATCTTGAGCTTGAAGGCATCGAATGCGAACACACCCGCCGTATCGGGATGGTTTTCGAGAAAGAGCGCCCAATTTTTCGTGACGGCCGGTTTAAGCTTTCCCTCATCATTGAAGATCAAGCCGAGGTGCCAGCTATCATCGGCCGCGACCGTGTTCCTTGTGCGGATATCCGTGACTGTGGCCGGTTGTGGTTTTTCCTGCTGCACCGTCCGCGCTTCCACCTTCGCCCTGCCAGCGTGGCCACTGGCAGGGCTTTGCGAAGGGGGATTTGCCGTCCCTACATCGTTTGTCTCCTTTTCGTCTGGTTGATCGGAAACTGGCGGCGACCACGGCTTGACCGTCCCGCGCATGAAATTATCAAGATCGTCCTTGCTCCAGCCGTCATCGATTGCATCGGCGCAATCCCAATGCTCGGGCTTGCCGTCGATCGCCATGATGCGGACCCGACAGCCAAGGCCGGCAAGAATGCTGGCGATTGCTTCCGCCGTCTTGCGGCCCGGCGCGTCAGCGTCCGGCCAGATCACGACATCGCGCCCGGCCAGCGGGCTCCAGTCGCAATGATTGATCCCGTATGAGCCGCCCGGCCACGTCACCACATTGCGGCGACTGACAGCCGCGAGCTTGTCGCGGCACTTCTCGCCCTCAACAACGATCACTTGCCCGTCGCGGAGATCGGTCAGCCCGTAGAGCGGGCGGGGCTTTGGAAATGGGAAGCGCGACCAGCATTCATGACCATCCGGCAATCGAACCGCCATGACCATCGGCGTTTCCTTGCTGCCGCTGGGCAGTTCATGGCGCAGCACAAATCCGAAAAGCGACCCGTCCGCATTGCGATACGAGAACACCATCGACGGCGCAAACGATCCCCACTCGCGCTCAGTCCCGGCGCGCTTGGGATTGTAGAGCTTGACCTTGCGCCCGGCCTCCAGTTCGCGCGGCGGATCAATCGGAACGATATCCTTGTAGGGATCGCGCGCCTCGATCTTTTTTGGCGCGATGTTCGGGCCAGCCTTGCCGCCGCCAAGAATACCGATCGCCTCTTTGAGATCGACGCCCTTGATGCGTTGAACGAAATCGAGAACATCGCCGCGCTCACCGCAGCCGAAGCAATGGAAGCGTTGAATATGATCCTTGCCCGTGAAGATCGTGAATGACGGCGTGTCCTCACGATGGAAGGGGCAGCATGCGACAAATTCATCGCCGTCCCTTTCGAGATCGACGCCGTAGGCAGCGGCCGTATCGGACAGCGACACATCACGTCGCAAGCGTTCAACGTCTGTTGCCACTGGCCTCGCATCCCCGTCGCATCATGTTGCGATTATCACAACATGGTTCGGCGCAATTCACAATAGGAAAACCTGAAGAATTTTCCTCAATTCCCGATCAAAAGCCGGGACAGTTCAGTCTCGTTATGAACGACGCCGGCCTTGCCACCGGCCGCGTTTACAGCGTCGATCCAGTTCCGTTGCTCAGGCGTCGGACTGCCACGGTCCTTTACCTCTACCTGGGCGGCAACGGCAATCGTTTGGCCGATCATTTCGGCCGTGATCTCGACAGGCATCCATCCGCCGAGATCGGACATTCCAGGGACGCCGGCATGAAACGGCCGCGCATTGCGGATCACGACATCATGCGGCCCGAGCCGAACGGTTCCCGGCCCGCGCGTCATCTTGCCGACCCAGGCCATACCCGTGTTCTGCCGAAACAGCCGCGCCCCGAGTTTGGACGCGGCCACCTGGAGCCGGCGCATTAGGTCGGCTTCTGACATCAGAACGGAATTTCGTCGTCCAGATCGGCGGTCTGCCGCTGTTGCTCGCGACCGGCGTCAGCCTTCCCGCGATCGTCGCGCCCACTTTCCTTCGCGTAGCTGCCCGTCTGGTTTCCGGGCCGATCGGCGTTGCCGTTGGGATCGCGATCGCCGGAACCTTTGGCGCGATCGAGCATGATCAGCTTGGCGTTGAAGCCGGTCAGGACGATCTCTGTCGAATAGCGATCCTTGCCGTCCTGATCCTGCCATTTCCGCGTCTGTAATTCGCCTTCCACATAGAGGCGCATGCCCTTGCGAACGTAGGTTTCGATCACCTCGACCAGACCGGGGTTGAACACGACAATGCGATGCCATTCCGTGCGCTCGCGCTTTTCGCCGCTGCCCTTGTCCTTCCAGCTTTCGGTTGTCGCGAGCGTGAAGTTCGCGACGATGCCGCCATTATTGAGATTGTTGATCTCGGGATCGGCCCCGACATTGCCGATCAGTTGAACCTTGTTGAGATAGCCGGCCATTTTCAGTTTTCTCCTATTACCAATCGATAGCCTTGCCGGTAGCCGACATTTTCAATGCCGATACCAGTTCCCTCCAGGCGCTCGCGCAACCGGCACAGAGCGACCTTGAAAGCCTTGTACATTTGCGACGGCGTTGGCCCGCCATCGGGATCGTCGGCGTACATCGCGTCGAAAATCCTTTCGGTTACGACAGGCATGCCCTTGCCGCGCCAGACCGCTTCCAGGATGCGCGCCTGCAATGGCGTCACGCCGTATCGGTCGATCACGATCTCCAGCGACGGAACCGAAACCGGCCGCTTGCAGCATGGGCAGTCGATCGGCTTGATGTTGCTGAAATCAACACCTTCCGCGCGCCGCTCACCGCCGTCCGTCTTGGCGATATCGTCCAGATAGCCATCAAGCACGGCCCAATTCCCCGTTGTCTGCCGCGCCCGACCCTTGGGTTCCGCGTCGCGCGCAAATGATCTCATCGCCGTCATGCCGCCATCCCCTTCGCCTGTCGCGCTGAGTAAACGTGCGCCGCCCACTTTTCGGGCGACTTGTAGCCGCGCGCGGTCGCCAGGTTGACGAGATCGTCAAGCGTCCGCGCTTTGGCTTGTTCCTGCTTCCGTTGGCGACGAAGGGCTTCAACATCGACCTCCTGGAGATCGCCGTCGACTTCGCCCAAGACACGCCCAAGCCCGCCACCGTCGCGCGCCGCGACCGGATATACGAACCCGCATTCGGGACACTCGCGAGCCGGTTGATGCGTGGCGAAGCATTCGGGGCAGATCGCCACCGATGTTTCGGCGCTCGATTTCTTGCGCCCATCAAGCGACCATTCGCGATCCTCATCGGGGAGCCCGAGCCGCGCGAGATTGCCGACGAGATCGAGCAGGATCGCGGGCTCAGGTTTCTTGCGCAGGCCGCGCCCGAGTTGCTGGAGGTGCTTTGCGAGCGATTTTGTCGGGGAGTATTGAAGCACCGCCTCGATCGTCACGCCGCGATCGACCTGGGCGGCGAGATCGAACCCCTCGCAGAAAAGCTGGCAGTTGACGATCACGTCGATTTGGCGATCGGCAAATCCGTTGAATGCGGCGACGCGATCCGCGTGAGGCGTGTTGCCGTCGAGCGCAACAGCCATGACGCCGTTGGCGCGGAACTCATCGGCCAGTTGCTCCGATCGCTTGACAGATGGCGCAAACGCGATCGTCCGCTTTCCCGCCGCATATTTGCGCCAGTGCTTGACCGCGCCAGCCAGCACCGCCCGACCGGACATGAGATCATCGATCTCCGAGGTGACATAATCGCCGTTGCGTGTATGGACACCGGACAGGTCGATACCGGCAGGAGCGAAAGCGCGATATCTGGATAGATGCCCGGCTTCGATGAGCGACGCCACGGACGGCCCCATGACCATCGTATCCCACACGTCACCCAGCGGCTTGCCGTCCAGGCGTTCGGGCGATCCGGTGAGCCCGATCAGCTTTGCGCCGGCTTGCTTGTAATGCGCCGCCACCTTCGCCCAGCCACTGGCCGCGCTCAGATGCGCCTCATCGACAAACACGTAAGACGCCGGGATTTTGCCCAGCCGGTTTTTCAGCGTCGCGATCGAGGCGATGATGACGCGGTGATATGGGTTGTAATGATAGCCGGCCGCGACATAGGAGAACGGTATGCCGAACCGCTCGAATGTCTTGGCCGTTTGCGTGATCAGGTCGACGCGATGGACGCAGAAGATGATCCGCTTCCCCGCGTCCGCGATCATCTTAATCAGCGCCGCCGCCAGCACCGTCTTGCCGAAGCCGGTAGGAGCAAACGTCAACACGGCCGCTGAGGATCGCAATGCGACCCGGAGCTTTGTGCGAACATCCTCCTGATCGGCGCGAAGCTGGATCATTGCTCAGGCGAACCCAGCAGCAATTGCGCCTTGTTGCTCTCCAGCGTCCGCGAGCCGGCAACATCGGGAGAGCAAAGCCGGCCAATGCTGTCACGGCAAAGCGATCCGGTCCAGGTCATGAAGTCGAGGCGCATCTTCGCCCTGGTTGTCGACCCGTCCGCCATCAGCCGAACGAACCCGCCCGCCGTCTTGGCGTAGATATACCCGTCCCGCTCATAGAGATCGCATTGCTTGTAAACGCCGTTGATGACGACGATTGCGGCCTCACCTTCAACCTGTTTGAAAAACCCCATTGGCTTCACCTTCGCGCGGTCATGACAATTCGGCGGATTTCGTTTTCATGCGGAGCCATTCGCTCCAGCCGGACGGCCAGCGCGCGAAGGTCCGCCACCTCACCCGCGTCAAGCGTCAGATGAGTTTCGCGCGCTGTTGCGCCGTCCCGCATGGTGCATCGATCGACCAGATGAGCGATGAAATCGGCCTGTTGCTGAACAGTCATGGCCGGCCGCTCAGCCATTATCGAAGCTCAGGCGTAACATCGTCGGCAGTCAGGTTGACGCCGAGTTCTTTGGCCTTAGCGAAAAGAAGCTCCTGGTCCTTGCCGGAAATCAGCCCCTTCTCGTCGCTCAGCGCGCGACTGATCTTTGAGCGATGTCGCCCGATCGTGCGCGCCAGTTCCGATGGCCTCATCTGGAATTTTGCGCACACCTTCTGCCAAGGTGTGCGAGCCGCCGCTTTGTTCAACGCTGTGCCTCCTGATGCGATTTGCGCAACATATGTTGCATTTTAAGCATCGTCAAGCGCGAACTGAGATCGTTAACCCCCGCAATCCACACGGTTTGTTATTTGTTGCGAGATATGCAACAACCTCCCTTGCGACCGTTAGACGATTGGTCGTACCAGAAGGGAGTAATGAGAGTGACCCAAGGTGCGATAGATAGGAATTATTTCCTTGAAAAGCTGAGGGCCAGTGATAAGTCTGTGCGCGGGTTGGCGAGGCATCTGAATATCGACGCATCGGCAGCGTCGCGGATGTTGTCAGGTCAGCGGAAAATGAAAATGGAAGAAGCAAACGAAATTGCCCGCTTTCTGAATGCGCCAGTCAGTGAGGTGCTCAGGCATGCTGGCATTTCCTTCAACGACGATAACGTATCCGACAAGATACTCCTGGTGGCGACAGTAGCGGAAAACGGAACCGTGCAGCGACTACTTGACCCCAAGCCGTTGCCGCCAGACATTATCGAGCGCGCGCGCGCTGCGATCGATATCTATAGTGACGGCAAGGTTCTTGCCGCCCAGGTCCGCGCCACCAAGGGCATGCTGTCGATTTGCGACGATGCAGTTCTGCTTTTCAGGCATACCGACCACGTTGACACTACCGCGATCGGATCGCTTGCCGTGTGCCGGCTCAGAGAGGGTGAGCAGCTATTCGCCAGGATCGAGCGCGCCCGGAAAACGGGCGAGGCGCGGATCATGACGGCCGACGGCAAGGTGAAGGAAGTCCAGCTTCAAACGGCGACGCCAGTCCTTGCCATCATCCCATAAAAAAACCGGCCGCAATGCGGCCGGTTCCAATTTCAGTCAGGCGTCAATTAGGCCATACTTCGGCCGGAATCGAATTGGCCGGCAGTGAAGTGGGGATGATCAAGCGCCCGCTCCAGCCATGAGCGGAAGCGGCTCGCCGCGCCTTCGATCTCGAAACTGTCGGCATAGGCGTCGCGCCTCAGCGCGTCCAGGTCCAGCCGATCCCGACCGGAAGGCCGCGCCAGCGCGTCGAACGCGGCGATCGCGCCGCCGATGAAATAGCCGATGCTTCTGCCGAGGTAATCGATGACCGCGAAAAGCGCGCGGTAGAAACTTCGCTTGTGTACCATTCCGTTTCCTTTCGTTGCTGACATCCAGTCCGTCAGTGGCGAAATTGAAACGCGCAATGGTTGCCGCGCTTGAACGCCTGTTTCTGAAATCCTGAATTTCAGGCTTGACCGTTGCGCAGCGTTGCGCATACTGTTGTGATATTGGCAACATACGCAACAGGAGCGACGCATATGGCACCGACCATTCGCCAAGACATCGATCCCGGCATTTACGCCGGGATCCCCAGTGAGAGCTATCACGCCGGGCCAGGCATTTCGAAATCCGGGCTCTGGACGATCCACACGCAATCGCCGGCTCATTACCGCTTCCCGCCCGCCAAGGATGAGGACAGCACTCAGGCCAAGGCGGTGAAGGATTTCGGGCAGGCCGCGCATATCGCGATCCTGGAGCCCGAGCGGTTCGAGAAGGCCGTCATGCGCGGGCCGGAAGATCGGCGCGGCAACAAATGGAAGGACGCCGCCGAGTTCTGCGAAGCCGAAGGAAAGATACTGCTGATCCAGTCGGCATATGATGAAGTGCTGGCGATGCGCGACGCGGTTCACGCGAACGCATGGATCAACGGCATCATCACAGGCGGCAAGCCCGAGGTCGAGCCGTCCGGCTACTGGATCGATCCGGCGACCGGCGAGCTTTGCCGCTGCCGCCCCGATCTATGGCGCGGCGACATCGGCATCATGCTCGATCTCAAATCAACGCTGAGCGCCCATCCCGGCGACTTCGCCCGATCGGTCGTCAACTATGGCTATCACGCGCAGGAAGCCCACTATTCGGACGGCTGGGCGCGTGCGCTGAAAGCCGCCAAGCGCAAGGAGGAAATCAACGGTTTCGTGTTCCTCGCGTGGGAGAAGAAATCGCCCTATGCGTTCGGCGTCTATGAGCTTCCGCCGTCGATCGTGGAGGAAGGCCGGGCGATCATCCGCAACGCGCTCCAGACCTATCACGTCTGCCGGGAAAAGGATCACTGGCCGGCATATGGCGACGGCGTTCAGGAGCTTTCTTTCAAGCGCTGGCACTACCAGATGACCGACGCGCCGAGTGCGTTGGATGAGGATATCGCGGCGTGACAAAGAAATTCCCGCTCTCACTGAAAAACCTTCCGCGCTTAGCGGAGGCGCTTCGCCGGCATGGATACGAGGTGAACGATACGCGCGTTGACTGGCGCGTGATGATGTGGCGACGCGATTGCCGCGAATGGTCACAAGCCTACACTGGCTTGACCGCAAGGGCAAAAGTCGAGCGCCAGACCCTTACCGTATTCGGGCCAGAGATCGCCGCTTTAGATGAGGTATTCGACTGAATGACCGTCCTGGAGATCAGGGCCAAGCAATTCTGGAGTGCGGCGCATTTCCTTCGCCGCGCTCCGAACCGCGATCACGCGATCGCCGTGAAGATATTGCGGCAAGTCGCGCGAGCAACCGGGCCGGTGCAATGCCGCGCCGCAACCCTCCTGAGAGAGATTGACAATGGCACAGACCAACACTCTCCCCGCGCAAGCTGACAAGAAGCCGAAAACGCTTCGCGATCATCTTGTCACAATGACACCAGAGTTTGGTAAGGCGCTTCCCGGCCACATCACAGCCGAGAAATTCGTTCGCACTGCGCAGACCGCGATCGCCCTTACCCGCAACATCGAAAAGGTGAAAGACCCTCAATCGCTTCTGGCGGCATGCACCAAGGCCGCGACCGATGGTCTGATCCTTGACGGCCGCGAGGCCGCGCTTGTGGTCGACTATAACGGCGATGTCCAATACCGGCCGATGATGCGCGGGCTTTTGAAGCTTGCCTACAACAGCGGCGAGATCAAAAGCATCGTGGTCGAGGTGGCGCGCGACGGCGACGATTTCGAATACGAGCCGACGCGCTACGAGCAGCCGATCGTTCACAAGATCAACTTGAAGGGCCAGCGCGGCGATCCGTTCGCCGTCTATGCGATGGCCGTCTTGAAGGACGGCGGCATCGCCCATGAGGTGATGACCGTCCAGGACGTGAACCGCATCCGCGATCGATCCGATGCCTTCAAGGCGTTCAAGGCGAACAAGATCAAGTCGACCCCTTGGGATAGCGACTGGAGCGAAATGGCACGCAAGACCGTGTTCCGCCGCCTGTCGAAATATCTCCCGTCGAGCAGCGATCGAACCGCCTTCCAGTCCGCTGTTGAGCGGATCGATGAAGATTACACGTTCGACATCGATCACGATCCGGTTCCCGATACCCGGCAGGATCAGCCGCCGCGCAAGAAGCGTGGCGGCGCGGCGGCGGCGTTGAAGGACGTGACGCCGAAGGAACAGCCCAAGAGCGCCGGCCGGAAGGAGCAGGAACACCCCGCCGACGATCACGGCCAGCCTTACGATCCTGAGACTGGCGAGGTGCTGGATTATGACGGGCCGGAACGAGGGCCGGGCGATGACATCTGACACCATCCCCTCATTTTCGCGGATCGAGATCACGCTTCGCAAGAAAGCCGATCTTGTCGCCGCCGCGACCGAGCTAAGGCTTCTAGCGGCGGAGCTCGATTTCATATCAGCGGCGGACGCGCATGACGACGAAACCGCGACCATCATCGCCCATCACAAGATCAGGGCGGTATCCAGCAAGCTCAGAGCCGGAAGCGCCTGAGCCCAACACCAGCCATCACGAAAGGATATCAGCATGGCAAACCAGAAAGGCATCGCGATCGTCATAAAGGCGTTCCTGCCAACCGGCACGACGCTTGACGAACAGTTCAACGCGCTCAGCATCGTCAAGACGGCGCACGAGACGGGCGACTATGCGCCGGTACTCGCGGCCGCTCAGATCGATGAGGTGAAGGCGGAGCAGAAAACCCGTCGCGTCGATGACGAGCAGCCCAGCGGCGACGAGAGCCAAGGCGACGGAAAGGACCAGGACACCAAGCCCGACGACACCAAACCCAACGCCAGCGGCGAACAGAAGTACGACGCCGATGCTCCCGAGTTCATCAAGGGCAAGAAGGGCAAGCAGACCGAGCCCGCATAATTATCGCAACAGTGTTGCGATAATCACATCGCTATGCTACATGATGAGCGCCCCGTTTAAACGCGGGGCGCTCAAATCGTTCAGGAGCATGGGTTATGACCTTCACGGCCAACGACTGCCACGAATGCGGAAATCGCATCACAGGACGCCGCGCGGGCCAAAAGTTCTGTTGCGCGCGTTGCCGGCTGACTTTCAACAATCGTCGCATGCAGCGCGGCGCGGATATCTACGATCTATTCCGCGCCTTGCGCCGCGAGCGCGACGTTGCCAAGCGAATGAATATCTGGACGGAGATTTGCCGCCTGGAACTCATCTGGCAGCAGGAGGATGAGATCGAGCGCCCCGAGCGGCGATCCTACGTACCGCCGTCCGAAGCGCTCGCGCATCTGTATGACAAGGGATCGCTCCAGCGCGGCGATGTCCTGGTGAAGCCCTACCTCTCAGGGCGATCGCGCGCCGAAGCGGCAGCGGCCGGTTAGCGCTTCCAGGCGAAAGCGCCAGCGCCGCCGATACAGGCGAGGATGATCCATTCCTCCCATTCGGCCATCTTCCCAGGAAGCGCGGCGATCGTCCAATCCTGGGGATAGGCGCAATCGGCGCACCAGATCAGCGAATACAGCGTCACCGCGCCGTAATGGACCGCAGTCGGGATCGCGAACAGCATCAGCAGAATGAAGCCGCCCGCCTTCATCCATGATGCGCGGTTCTCATAGTAGGATTGAACCACGCCAGCCTTGATCCGCTCGCGATCGGTTTGACCTTCGACATATTTGTCAATGCTCGACAGGGCGCGATCGAGAAAGCCGCCGCCGAGCGATTTCAGCCACCCAGCCTTGCTGGCGAATATGCCAGCGCCGCCGCCCAACAGAACGGTCGCGATCGTGCTGAGGATGGCGAAGGTACTCACGTCGACCACCCAAGTCGCTTCGCGATCCCATACCATGCCTCAGCCGCCAGCGCGACAACACCGCCAGTGACAACCTGGACAAGCATGAGGATATCGGGATCGCTGGCGATTGCGTCGCCAAGCTCAGGTGAAAACACACCCTTGGCGATCAGGAACATCGCCAAATAGCGCAGGATGATGCGGGCATATGCGGACATGACTTGATCTCCGATTAGGAGGCGGCACCATGAACCGGCAAGGGTTGCGGCGAAAAATCAGAGCTTGAGCCAGTGGCGCACCACGGCCGCGAGGCTTTCGCCCATCCATACGACCATCGCGCCGACCGACAGCCCGCCCACGGCTATGATCCAGGCGATCCCCTGCCCGATCGTTTTCATGCGCCGCCAGTCCTCGATCGTCGGCGCAACGGACTGGCGATTGCTGTCAACCGTTTCCTCCAGCGCCCTCACTTCCTCGCTCACCTGGGCAACGGTCTTTTCCGTGATCTCGATATCGGTTCGAAGTCTGCCGATCAGGCTGACATGCTCATCGAGGCGCGAATGAATGACTTCGCGGCTCTTGCGCGCGGCCTCCTTTTCTTCACTGAAATCCCGTCGCAATTGCTTGACGCCGGCATTGACCTCACCAAGCATCACCAGGACGTCGCTCAATTCCGCCAACGGTCAGTCTCCAGGTCAGGGCCAATAGGCATCCTTGGCGTAGTCGTCAGGGATCGGGTTCATGGCCTTCAATGCCCAAGACGCCGAATAGATCGCCTGGACGTATTGCTTCCCCGCGTCGACAAGCTCGATAACCTGATCAGCCGTTAGCAAGTGCTGATCGTTCATCGCGTCGCGGTAGGGGATGACAGGATCGGTGACGCCGGCAGATTTCAGGTCACGCGCGGTATCTTTCAGCGCCAGAAGATTGAGTTGCGTGGTCGGGCTTCCGTCAACGGGAATGTCGCCATAGCCAGGAACGGCGATGCTCTTGCCGGCTGCAACGCGACGATCGCGCTCGCGATTTACTTCGCTCGAAATCGGCAAGGGATCGGGTTTCTCGACATCGAAAGCGCCGTCATGTTCCAGCGCAATGCACTCGACAAGCGGATCGGCAATAGGCCGAGGCGCATCGACCGTGAATGCGTGAGCGGCAATCGCAGACTGGAAAGCAGCAACCTTTGCGGCCAGTTCAGCGGAACCGCCGTATAGGTCGACCGTCGCGGCATCAATGACAAGCGTCATGCTCAGGCTCCAGCATAGATGATCTTGTTGAGAATAATGGACGGCTGGACGTTATTGTGCGATCCGCCCCCGCCGCGACCAGTCGAGCCGGTAGCGCCCTGGTCAGCAAAGGCACCCCCCGCCGCGATGGCGTCAGTCGGCAATTGTGTGCGCGTCAGGGTATTGTTTTCCTGACCGCCCGTGCTGCCGAGGACCGTACCATTGGGCGAAAGGCCGGACGATCCCGTCATGCGACCAGCGGCCGAGCCGCCCATGTTGTCCTTGCCGACCGTTACCCGGCCGCGCAAGTCAGGAATGCCGAATGTCGTGGAGCCGTCACCGGCCCCGAATGTGGTTCCGATCTTTGCGAACAGCGCCGCGTAGGTCGTTCGGCTGACATTTTGTCCATAGCAGAGCAGCCAGCCTGTCGGCGCAGTCGATCCGGCATAGTCAGTAATCTCACCTACCTCAGCCGCGCGAACGCCGATGTTGCCGCGAAACGTTGCGGCGTCACTGACGTTCGATCCGTCAGTCTTGAGGGCGGCGATATTTGTTCGGAATGTCGCGGCATCGCTGATATTCGACCCGTCAATATTGGCCTTGGTGCTGATCGAGCCGATTTCCGCATACAGGGCGTCGATCTCGGTTGTGCGAGCGCCGAGCGCGGCGATCTCAGTGTCGCGACCGGCGACCGCGCTCACGTCCGCGCCGATCCCGGCAACGACCGTAATGTCGGCCGCGATCCCCGCGCAAGTCTGGATATAGGTGCTGTCACCCGCTACCGTCGCCACTTCGGTATCGATGCCCGCGACCGTGTTCACATTCGCGATCGAGCCCGCGACCGTGTTCACATTCGCGATCGAGCCTGCGACCGTGTTCACATTCGCGATATCATCGCCAACAGCATTCACGTTGACGATCGATCCTGACACCGCCGCGAGTTCGGTTGTGTAGTCGGCAAGCAGAACGATATCAGCGATCAGATCATCAAGACCAGAAACATCGGATGACGCCGGCAGCTTTACCGATCGATCCACTTGCTCCTTTAGCTGGAGATCGCGTTGCGCCGCCAGGTCTAGCGCAGCCTCGATCGTTTCGGCGTAATATGCGCCCTGGTTTTCCAGGTCCGTTTCCTGGGTGAACGGGATATCGAGAATGATCGTGACGGTTTCGCCCGAGGCGGGCGCAGTCACGAAATTCACCTGTCCGCCGCCCGCATCACCGACGCCGCTCACCGTGTAATGCGTCGTCAACGTCTGCACCGTCTCGACACCATCGACATTCAGGATGACCGACAGATGCGTTTCGTCAGTGATCTTGAAATCGTAGTCGAACGCCGTAGTCGACCCGTTGCCGTTATACGGGCCGGACTTGTTTGTTTCGCTCGCGATCGTCATGGGCGCTTACTCCAGATGGCGCAGACCATACATTCCAAGGGTTGCCGTCACTTCCCCATGCGGCCGAGAAGGTATTCGAGCGGGGAAACATCATCGCCCTCAGCCTGCCGCGCCGCCGCGTCAATAATGCGATTTGCCTGGGTGGCCGGCAGGCCGGTCGCCAGCCCGGTCGCGTTGACGATCGACTTGATGAGCGCCTTGTCGATCTCGCCTTGCGACGCCTGTTTGAACGGCTCAGCGAACTCTTTGGTGATCGCGCCATACGCGCCGCCGCCTTCGAAGCCGGACGCGACCGATGCTATGTCGCGAACGAACGGAACCGTCGCCATTGCGGAAAAGCCGGTTTCCTTCGCGAGCCATGCAATCCAGCCAAGATCATCCTCATCGTCGCTATCAGGGAGCCGGCCCTTGATCGCAGCGATGATCACGGCCTCCAGCGTAAACAGGAATGCCATGTCAAGCGTCCAGGACAGCGCCTCTTGCACAGATTGGACGCTTGCGCCTTCGCTTGCGATCGTGCGCCGCGCCCGCGTGGTGCGCTCATAGGCGACGTTGAACTTGGCGAACATATAAGAGCCCAGCGCCGTAAACAGGCGCACCACATCATTCTGCCGCGCGGTGCGGTTGACCGACCCTCGCTCGACCGCCGAGCGGTCGGAGAACATGCCGGACGCCTGGGCGCGCTTCACGATCGCGTCGGCGTGGGCGACGGCCTTGGCCTCATCGCCGCCGAACTTGCGAAGCCCCTGTTTATATCCGGCCATCCATGTCGGAACGTCGACAAGCTGGAACTGCACTTTCGTCATGAGCCAGAAGGAAAGCGGCCCGATGATCTCGCGCTTGATGTCGCCCCATCGCGAAGCGACCGGCCCGGTTTTCGGATCGTTGTAGAAGTCGAAGATATCCTTGTTGAAGGTTGTCTTGCGCGCCCGCATGAATTGCGACTTGGCCTCGATCTCATCGACCACGCCGCGCCGCAGCGACGCATTCAGTCCGCGCATGAAGTCTTTCTTGCCAACCACAACCATCGACTGCGAAAGGCCGGTAATCTGGACCGCGACCGTCGACAGGTTGAACGCCAGCTTCGCGGCCGTGAAGTTCGATTTCAGCGCCCGCGCGCCGCGTCCGACCAGATCGGCCGATCTAAGCTCACCTTCGGCAACGTCCTTCAACCAGGTTTCCAGCGCGTCGAAATCCGGTTGCTTTCCGGCATCCATGAACGCCGATCGAATGCGTCCATCCTGGAGGATGCGCCATGCGTTCGCGACCGGCTCGGAAAGTTCCAGATCATAGATGACCTGATTGACGTGACGGTGCAGCACGGACATATCGAGTTGGATATCCCTGCCCGACGACTTCGCGCGCTCTTTGAGGTGGCCGTTGCGCGTCTGAGCCTTGCCGAACCGGCCCGCCTGGAGCGACTGAGCGATATCGGCAACCTCATCGTCGCGGGCGAGCGAGGACAGGCGCGGATCGTATTTGAGCGGGTAGTACCCGCCGCTCAGCGCCTTGCCGGCAATGGTGACGGGCTTGGGCTCGACCCAGGCCGGTTCGACGCCGGTTGCGCGGCGCTCGCGGGCGGCGATATCGTTTCGGAACGACGCCACGTAATCCCACACCGATTGAATGAAATCAGCGTCGCGCTCATCGAGCGTCGACAGGACGGCCGTCACTTGCGCCTCAGTCAGCGATCCGCGAATGCGCTTGTCGGTCAGGCGAGAGAAATTGCCCTCATTGCCCGTATTGAGCGCGACCGCGATCCGCTCCCATTTCGACATCGCGTAGCCCAGCGCCGGGATGTGTTCGCGCACCGCCATGCGGCGGCGCTCATCCTTCGAATAGACCGCATAGAGCGCGTCGAGATCGACCGCGGCCTTTTCCCGGCGCGAGATCAGGCGCGTCATGGCTGCGTCGATCGGAGCCTTGATGTTTCGATAGGCTGGCCCGAAATCCTTGAGCCCATCGATCTCGCGCAGGATCGTGGAAGCATTCAGGACCAGATCGAGAAATTGACGCGCAGCGTTGCGTAGACCTTCGCCCGTTGATGCTACGCGACCGGGCGGACGCTTGGGCAAGTTCGCGTCGAATGCGTCCGCGATCTCCTGGACGGCAGCGTCAAGCTCGCGCTGGGTTTCAGCGTCGATCAGCTTGTTCCAGCGCAGCGCGATATGCTCCAGGTTTTTCAGACTGTCGATGACGCCGCGCAATTCCTCTACCGCGACCGTCTTGTACGGCTTGCGGCCGGCGTCCTGGAGAACGTGATCGGGGATCGCAAGTTCATTCTCGCGACCGGCTGCTTTCATCCCTTCGATGAATGCGACCAGCGCGCCGCGCCGATCTTCGGCCTTGCCGCTCATCTTGCGGAAATCGTACCGCTCCAGGATTTCATCGATCGCGGCGAGATAGTCGAAGGTGGCATTCGATCGACGGCCAGCCCCGGCGATTTGCTCGCGCTTCGATTTCTTGGTGAGCCGCGCGATGAACCGCTCAGCCTTCTCGACCTCATCGGCCACCTTGCGGGCTTCCATATAGAGAGCATGGTTGAGAAGCTGGCGGCGCTTGGCGGCGATCAGCTTGCCGACAGTCTCGTTATAGTTCGCCGTCGATCGGTTCGCTTGCTCGACCTGGGCGGCAACAGCATCCGGCGTAGCTTCCTCGCGCACGGCCGCGCGCGCCTTGGTGGCGATGCGACGGCGCGCATTACCCATCCATACGCCCTCGCGCGCCAGGATCGCGCCCAGCTTCGCCGCTTCCTCAGCGGCCTTGCGCTCAGCCGTCAGGAAGCGATTGACGTTCATGGCGTCGCGGACCCGCATCCGTGAAACCGTGTCGCGGGCCGTGGCGCGGGCTTCCTTTGCCGTCATGGCGATCCCGGTTTCCGCGACCTCGACAACGGCTTTCAGTTCGGCGGCGATCCATTGCCCGCGCTTGTCGACGTGAACGGCGTCCAGAGCCTCAGCCTCGATCGAGCCGTCATTCAGCGGATCGCCGTGGCGCTCACGCATCAGCTTGTCGGTTTCGGCCTCGATCGCCTCTTTGCGCGGCGGCGCGGTTTCCAGCGCCTTGATCATTTCATCGCCGCTATCGAAGCCGAACCACCCGGCAGCGTCATCGGGATCGATCCCGCCCTCCAGCGCGTAGATCGTCTGCTTTCCGCGCGGCAGCGTTTTCAGGACGCCCTCGCCATAGCGATCGACAAGGATGTCTTTCGACAGGCGGATATCCGGCAGGCTTTCGGGCTTGCCTTCGCCCAGCCAGCGGCGATTGCCCATCCACTCCAGGGCGCGATAGTAGCGATGCGCGTTGACCTCGCGCTCGACCTCATCGCGCACCTTGGCGCGCTCATCCTTGAACCATTTTTCCCGAGCGCGCTTGACTGGAGCCATCGCCACGCGAAGCAATCGCGCCTTTGCCTCATCCTCAGCCTGGACGCGCAGTTTGAGGAATGCGTCATACTCAGCTTGCGTGAGCCCCATTTCCTCAGCGGTCGCGAACAGCGGGCCGGTCGCGCCGGCCTCAGCCTGGGCCTGGGCGATCTCGGCATCGGAAGCGATCATGCGATCGAACACGCCGCGAATATCGTCCGACACCTTCACGTCGAGCCCGGCGAGCCGCTGATAGATCGAGATCAGCCAGGCGCGGAATTTCTCGAATGCCGTCCTGAGTTCGATCGATGGAGCCTTGCCTTCCATGAGATAGGTTTCGAAGGCGCGCGCGAATTGCTCCTGCATTCCGACATCGATCGCGGCATCTTTCACGACATCGCCAGTGCCGCCGCTTTCGATGGCGCGGATCACGTCATCCGATGCGACATTCGCATCGGGCATGACGCGCATTGCGTCTTTCGCAACATCACCCGCGTTCGAAAGCCACCACGCCTTGATCGTGTCGAAATCAGCGACCGCGCCGCCCTCGCCTTTCGTGGCGAGATCGCGCAGCACGGTCAGGAAGTAATGGCCGCTTTCGTGCAGGAAGGTCGACAGATCGGCCGACTGGAAAAGCCGCACGACCGTATCGCCATTGCCGACGCCACCGGCAGGGAATTGGATCGAGCCGCGCGCGCCGCGCACGTCGCCGGATTGTTCGAACCGCGTGACGTTGATGCGGCTGTCGTCATAGATGACATAGTTGTAAGTGTCGCCGTCTGTCGATGGTGCGCCGGCCGGATTGCGCGATACACCGTCAAGATATCGATGGCCTGGCACTCCGATCTCCGACAGCCAGACCGAAGCCAGCCGGGCGCGCGGGTTTCCCTTGTCATCGAACGATCCGCCCGACCCTTCACCGCTTAGCGGATCGCGATCAAGCCGGCCTCCAATTGCCTTGTAAAAATCCTCTCCAGTCTCTTCCGACCAGTCCCATTCGTTGAGCAGATTGTCCCAAGCAGAAACCGCCCAATCCTCGCCCCTCTCCATCGACGTATTCAGTTGGCGCGTCAGCGCGGCCTCAATAGCCGCTCTTACCCGTTCCGGCTGCTGATCAAGCGGTAAATCCCAAATCAGCAACTCATCGTCGGCGGGAATATCGACCTCGAAAACACGGCCCGAGTTGAATGTCAGCGGCCCGCGAGCTTTCAACCCTTCTAGAGACGCAATATCTCCTTCCAGAATTTCGCGGGTTTGATCTGTCGCGGTTTCAAGAAGCTCCCGAGCGCGGGCAATTGTGGCGTCGATATCGACGCCATTCTTTCGGGCGGCGACGCGGACGTTCAAATGCTCCAAACTATCCGGCGACCACGTTGCGCCGTCAGCGGTTGTGAAGGTCTCGCCGGCCAACGTCTGCCGGTAATAGTCTGCGATCTCTTTCTTGCCAGCGAAATAGAGCCCCCAGCCGAACGCTTGAGCGCCCTCGCCCGTGCCGATGTGATCGGTCGAAAATTTGTCGAACAGGTGCGGACTGCCGTGATACGCGGGCTGATAGAGGATGAGAGGGCCGACTGGCGAATATCCAAACTCGTGAATGCTGTCGCCGTTGGTGAAAACGTCGCCGGCCGTCACTTCCTTTTCGATAATCTTGTAGTCACCGCGAAGCGCCGTTTCGCCGTGGTCGACGGCATAGTTTCGATTGACCGTAACCCAATCACCGGGATTGATCTCGGCATCAATCTCCGAAGGGATGGCGCGGTAGATCGTCACCTTGGCGTCAGGTTTACCCTTGAATGAGTGAATGATCTTGATCGTCTCGCGATCGAGTGGCGATCCGCCGCCAAAATGGCCGTAATACTGAGCGGCCTTGTCGCTGTATATATCGTCTGGATAGACCTCTCCGCCGCCTGTGAGATCGTGAAGCGGTGCGCCGCCATCGCGGCCTGGCGCTTCATGCTGCCCGCGATAACCGGCTGACAGCGCTTTATATGCTTCGCCCGCCTCATCCGATCGAACGATAATGATCTTGTCGTCGGTAACGTCAGCGGTCCACCACGGCGCATCGACTGTTTCCTGCCAGCCCTCACCACCAAGCCATGCGATGCCTTCCGGCGACTTTGGGTCAATGCCATCCTCGCGAAGAATGTTCTCCCAGGTCTTGTTGTTACCATCGGCGCGGCGCTGCATTCGATCGCGCGTCTGAACGTTGCGCGCCTCCACTTCGCCAGCAATGCGCCGGTAATATTCGTATTTCGCAGCGCGCACCAATCCACGCTGAGCAGCCTCCAGAGAGGTTGTCAGCTCATCGATCTTGTCGCGATCGAGGTTCGCATAAGCCTTCTCTAGATCGGCCTCCAGTTGCCGGATGTCGTTCTGCAAAAACTCGACCTGAGCGCCAGAATACGCCTCGCCCATCGACAGGTTCCCACCAGTGGCAAACCCTTCGATATGCTGGATTGCGTGAGCGATCTCGTGAAGCAATATCGATCGGGCCTTCTCGATTGTCTTTGCCTCGACCGCGATGCGCGGCGCATCCCCGAAAAAGGTTCCCTTGTTCTGGTTTTTCGGATTGATCGACAGATCGACCCACATATCCAGCAATTGCGGATAGGCTTCATACAGCTTGGGATGGTGAAGGACTTGCCGTAGATCAGTCGCGCTCGCCGTCATTCGGCCGCTAAACCGATCGAAAGCGCCAGTTCGCAATTCGGCGTCGGCGTCGCTGATCTCGAAGCGCCACCGACCATCCGGCCCTACAAAGAACCCCGTTTCGTCATAGATTTCGTCGCGCGTCGCGCCGGCATCGCGCATGTCCTGGGCGCGCATAAACCCGGATCGGTCGAGCGTCGCGGCCCGAGCGCCCGCGAATTGCCCATACTGCCGGCCAGCCTGATCCGCTTCGATCGCGTCGCGGATCGCCGCGTCATCGTCATCGAGCGATGCGCCAATCTGCGCAAGGTATTCTTCTATCCGGTCAAGGTCGGCCTGCGCATCGGCGCTGGCGTCGGCTTCGGTCGCGAAGTCTGGTTCGCCGGCAAGTTCGCGATCGATTGCTTCGAACAACGCCAGCCGAATATCGGGAACCTCGCGCCCCTCGCGCATGGCTTCCCGATATTCGTTGGCGATCGGATTGTCCCGCATATACCCGGCTTCGATCGCCGCCTGGGCGATATCCTCATAGCCGTGCTTCCTGCCAGAACGCCCGCCGAACATATCGCTCACAGCAGCGCCGACGCCGCTGCGCGCCAGCTTGAGGGTTTTCCTGCCCTTCCCGCGCTTCACAGTTTCGGCGTCGCGGGCGCGCAATTCGCCGCCCACGTCGACCATGCCGCCGTAGCTGTCGATGAACTCCAGCAGAGACGGGCCGCGCCTGTCGAGTCCGGCCTTACGCCGCGCGCGCGCTTCCGCCAACGTTCGATTGAGCGCGTCAACGTCGCGGTATTGCATGCCCTCGGGAAGATCGCCGCGCACCTGGGGCAGCGGATAGGCCGACATGAAATCTTCGATCGTCATGCCTGAGCGCTCGGCCATCACGCGGTAAAAGGCCGGATACAGCATTGCCTCATTCGTCGCGACATCCGTACCGCGTCCGGCCGCGCGAAGGCGCGAAACCATCGTGTCATAGATTTCCTGTTCGAAGGAGCGCAATTCCTCTTGCTCCAGCCGAACGGCCTCAGCTACTTCCCAAGCTTCTTCGAGCGCATCTTGCGCCCGCGCGTTGAACTCAGCCGCCTCGCGCGCCGTGAAGGCGTCAGGATCGAAGCGCATGTTTTCCATCAGGAATGCGTCATGCTCCGAACCCGCGATCTTCGCGGCATAGGTCGCGGTCGGTATCTGGAGATCGCCACCACCGGCAAGGGCGATGTCGAGATCGTCGGCGCTCACGCCGTCAAGCTCATCGACCAGGGCGAAGGGATCGACGCCGATGCCCTGGAAATACTGGACGAACTGATCGGCCGGGACATAGACGTTTTCGACCGGCCCGTTCGCGGTTGCGCGCTCGACAAATTCGCGGAACCGATCGGGCATGCGCTGGCGCAGCTTCGAGTTTTGCGCCTGGCCGGAAAGCTCGGCAAAAAGCGCCTTGCGGTTTTCGGCCTCGCGCGCCTTGCGAACGGCGCTGAGATATCCGCGACCGCCAACGCCGGCCACCTCTACGGGAGCCGTGACAAATTCGGCCAGCGCCTCGATCAGCACCTCATTGATGTTGAAGTCCTGCCCCGAGGCAACTTGCGCCAGCCCCTCGCCCGCCCCGCCAAGAACGGCCTGGACGATCGATTGCAGGACCATGTTGCCCAGCGGCGACGCGGCAAGCTGTTGCCCGGCGATCCCGCCCGACAGGCCGTCCAGCGCGCCGATGATCAGCCCTCGCGTAAGGCCGCGATCGGCCGCAGCCTTCATGATCGCGGGATCGGAGATCGCTTGAAGCGCCCCTTCCTCAGTCGAGATATCGATGCCCATCTCGGCAAAGAACTCAGCCGGCGCAACGCCCGCTTCCGTCAGGCCCGACGACGCGCCAAGCATGATCGCGCCGGCCGTGGGGTTGCGCGTCGCCATCATCGTCGCGGTCGCGGCGGCGAGCGACGGTGCGCTTTCCGCAGCCGTTTCGGTCAGGAACGCCATGAAGCCGCCCGGATCGGCGGCGACGGCGCTCATGAAACTGGAGAGATCGCCGCGTAGGTCGCCGGTCGGTTCCAACGCCACATAGGCTTGCTTGAAACGTTCACCGGCCGGCGACATCGGAATGTCCGCAATCCGGTTCGCGATCTCGCCAACGCGCCGCTGGTATTCGGCCGCATTCGCCTCCTGATCGCTGTAGAGCCCAGCCAGCCGGGAAGTCAGGAACCGCGAGCCGGCCCAAAAGAGATCATCGGGACCGGGCAGATGGGTTGCGCCTGCCACTTCGCCGGCAGAATTGCGGATCGCCATTTCATCGCCCAGGATATCCCCGAACGACCGGTCCGCGTCATCGGCGCGCTTCGCAGCCTCATGCGCCATCCACTGATTGAAGGACTGAGGAACGCGAAGGATGCCGCGCCCGACCGCGTTGCGGCCGGCTCCAAAAACGGTTTCCCACCATGACAGGCCAGTCAGATCGTCGCGCGCCAGTGTCGCGTTTTCAGGATCACGCAACCATTCCGTCAGGACCGGAGCGCCCGACAGGATAGTCTTGTTCTTCTCGCGTTCTACCGCCTCCTGAAAAACGTTGCGGTATTCCTTGACCAGTGGCAGCGGCGGCACCGGATTGCCCGTTGCCTTGCCGAACTCATTGGCAAGCATCAGATCACCGGCCAGATCGTCCGGCTTTTCGTTAACCGATCCGATGACGACTTGCGCCGCCCCGACGCCGTTCTCTTGCCGTTCAGCTTTCCAGCGCTCATATTCTGCGAGAGTGAACATTTATGGAGGAACCCTGTGAGTAGACAATCAAGCCGGCTGGCGATGACCGGGAAATTTCTGTTCTACGTTGCTATTAGCCCGCTGATAGTTGGCGCGGCCATCACCGCGATCGCCGTCATCTTCTACTGATCCAGGATCACTTGCTCATACCGATCGACAACCTCATCGTCGGACGGCTTGCGGCCAAGCTCGCGCTCCAGGTCGCGCGCGATCCCGCGCCTGAGATCGATCGGAATGTCGGAGTATTGAACGTCGACATCGACGGTCGACCCGTCCGGCCGCATGCCTGCTTCGAACAGGAAACCCTCCTGCCCGAAGGTCGATGACCACGGCGTCTTTGTCGGGTTCCACATCGATTTCTCTTGCCGGATCACGATCGGCAGCAGCAGCCGATTGATCATCGACTGGATATCCATCTGTGTCGGCGCTTTTCCATCATTTGCGCGTTTAAACGCCTCCAATTCCTGCGCCAGCACGTTTTGGAAGCGGGCGATCCTGTCCGCTGCCTCCTGCCGTGACTTGCCCTCCTTACCGACCGTTGTAATCCCGACAGCTTCAAGCTGGGTTGACGCCTGGGAGAACGCCGATGTGAGCGTGATCCCGTCCTCTTGCGCCTTGCGCTGATCGGTCAGCGCGTTTTGCCTCCAGCCGTTGACGGTTTTCCAGTCCTCATCGGAAAGCTGCGTTTTGTAATCCATGAGGTTGATCTTGCCGAACTCGGCCGGATTGGTCGCGTAGAGGGTTTGCATGTCATAGAGAAGCTGGGGATCAGTCTCGATCTCCTGCCCCGACTGCTTCTTTTCCCAATACGTCATCAGGCTCGACATGCCGTCCATGCCGATCGCGGTTGTGACGGACGGCGGAAGTTCGAACGGGTTGATGTTGTCTGTCTCGATCAGGTTGAACGCCTCAGCCTGATAGGCTTCACGCTGGGCTTGCTCTGCTTTCTTGGCGGCTTCAAGCTGGGCATAGATCGCCTTGCGCGTAAGCTCGCGCTCCTGGGGATCATCGATCCCTTTCAGGTATTCCTCGATCGATCCGAAGCTGGGCATTGCGGCGGCGCTCTGGATCGAAATGCCAGTCATGCCACGAATGATCGCGGCCTCTTTCATGCGCCGGCCTTCATTCACTCCAGCGTTGTGACCCTTGAGGCTTTCGACCGCCTGAGCGATATCCTCGATATCACCCATCACCACGGCGTTCGCCACGATGAACGGCAACGATCCGTAGTTATAGGCCACGGACGCGAGAGCGGCTTGCGCCGGCCCCGGCAGGCGCGACCACTTGTCTTGCCCGACCATCTTGATGATGCCCGGAATAAACTCTTTGGTGAGCCGACGCTGCAGATCGCGCTCAGCATCGGCGCGCGTGATCTTCATGCCCGGCGTGACGCGAACAACCGAACCGTCCGCCTTTGTCACCGTGTCTGACCCGAAGCCGATGCGGTAGGCGTTCACATCCCAATACGGCGTATCGCGATAGCCCTCGAAACCGCGGACGACATCCTTGGCGCTTGACGCCGCGCCAACACCCACCGATTGCATGAATTTATCGGTGTTCCGTTTCACGTTTTCGTTCAGGAGCGGGATTTTCACCGCCTCATCAAATTTCATCTGGTGCGGGCCGGTAATCTGATCCTTGTGCTTCTCATAATAGGCTTTCGCCGCGACCGGATCATCGATCATCGTTCGCATGGCGACATTGACGCGAACACTCGAAACAAACTCGGCTTCCCGGTTTTTCGTCGTGTCGGCATCCCACCCGAGCAGCTTGGCTTGCTCGCGTATTTCGGCCTGGCCGGCCGCGATGTTCTTGTCGACAAGGCGGGGATCGCCATATGCGGCAAGCGCGTCCTCAGCGAAGGTATCGAGCCGCGCGGCGCTGGCGTCCTTCACCCATTGCTTGCGCTGGTTTGCGGTATGGACGATCGATCGCTCCAGCACCGATTGAAGCCGCGCTTGACTGGCATCGCTGTAGCGCCGCTGAGCGCCGGGAGTGAGATCGCCGCCAAACTCCTTGCGCTTCTGTTCAGCCTCAGCCTCGAATGCGCGCCGGCCGTCGACCGCGCTCTTGCCCTCCAGCGTCATGAAGCCGTTGTCGCCATACATGCGCTCGCGCACCCAGGCGGCATAATTGTTGTCGGCTTCCTTCGCCCGCGTCGTGTCCTCCAAGTCTTGTATGGCCGCAAAGGCATCCCCGAGATCGGAAACGCCGCGCGCCAACTGCCCTATGCCGCGCCCCATTGCTTCCACGCCGCGCGCAGCCGGTGCGCCCATGTCCTCAGCATTGGCGCGAACCGTGAAGTCGGATTGAAAGATCGGCCGCGTCTGTACGCTTGGCTGGTATTCAGGAACCTTCACCATGCCTCACCTCACGCGAACGCGCCGATTGTCGATTGTCGATAGCCTTGAAACGCCTTGCCCGCTCCGGTCAGGACTGTCCCGAAAGCCCCGAGATATCCGGCTGTTCGCGTGTATCCGGCACCTTCGCGCGCCGATTGCGCCTCCATCCTGTCGAGCGTTGCGCCCGCGCGCTGGTTTACCGCATCGACGCGGCGATCGTAGCTTTCGCGATTTGCGTTGGTTCGGATCGTCAGCGCGTCGATCTCGCCAAGCATCGCCGTATCTGTCAGCGTATCGAGCGGCGAGCCGAATGTGATATCCACGCCATTTGCCGCCATAGCCGCCTGTTGTGAGCCAAGGATGCGCTGCACCTCCAGGCGCTTGCGCTGTTCCTCTTTCGCCCCGCGTTCAAGCGCGTCCTTCGCCCGCCGATCGGAGAGCGTCGCGTTCATTTCAACGACCTGGGCGTTGTAGTCAGCCGCCTTGGCCTGGGCTTCCATCTGCCGGGCCTGCCCTTCGGCCGCAACGACCTGTCCGACCGCGCCCAGGAGCGTCGAGCCGATCGTCAGCGCCATCGTCAAACTACACATCGCTTGCCCTCAGTTCGAACAGGCGGAACCTGTAGCCGTTATGGTCGACCGGATCAGAAAGGCGAAAACCCAGCCACCGAAGCCAGCGGATCGATGCCTTGTTCCGATCATCGACAAAGTTCCGAAGCACCGGATACTGCGCTGATAGTTGATCCCGAAAATCGACCGACCGCCGCAGGAATGCCCGGAAGTGCTTTTCGACGGCAACCGTCCCCAGCAGCCAGGGAGCCCCGACCCCGGCAAGAACGTTGATGTCACCAACGCCGAACATCACTTCCGGCCGGCCGTTGACGATCGCGGTCCAGGCGTAAGTGGACTTTCTGAGCGAATAGATGAGCGCTTGCGCCGGCAGCATTCTTGACGCTGCCCACACCTCATCGCGATCGGCATTGCGCATCCGCCGCGCAATGGTGCGAACATGGGCGGCGCGCGCCGGAACGATGCGAATATCAGCGACCGATCGTGACATCGGGCATGATCGCTAGAATTGTCATCGGAAGCGGATCGAATTGCTTGATCCACATATTGCCGCCATCGGTCCAGTCCCAATGCGGCGTCATGCGGATATCGCCAGTGTACATGCCGATCGCCTCATTCCATGCTTCGGTCGATCGCTGCTTGTATTCGACCAGCGTCCGCTCATCGTCGCGCGTACCGTCGCGCGGGCCGACCCATATGCCTCGCGTATCCTGGACGCGAAGCGTCACTTCGGAGTTCGACTTGATCCGCCCCTGGACGGTCCCGAGCCCGCGGACCGCGCCAAGATCAATATCGAGTGTTTGCAGCGCGGATGTGATCGGCAGGCCGACATGAACCTTGCTGGCGGCATTGGGCAGCGTGATCGACCCGCTGGAAACTTCGAGATCGAGAACCACGTTGCCATCGGCAAGCGCCACGAGAGTTTCGCCCTCCAGGTGGTCCAGGCCGCTTATCGTTGTGGTGGCCGACCCGTCATAGGCCAGGCCGCAATCAACGAAAAAGGCATCCTCTACGGCCGTGAAATAGCGCGAATGAAGCCGCTCGATATAGCGAACATCCGACCCGTTGATGGTCCGCTTGACCACGAAATACGGCACATCCTCATTGCCTTCGGCAATGACGGTGACATGCTCGAAATAGGCATCGGCCTCGCTTTCGTGATGCGTCCAGCCCCATACCTCATGCTCTTTCATGTAGGTCAACGAGACGAGCGACCCGTCATCGAGAACCACCCAAACAATCGAGTGGGGAGCCTGGGCGTAACCCCAGGACTTGATGCTTTTGCCTTCGAACAGATGCCGGGCCAGGATCGTCAGGTCTTTGCCGACGAAACTGTCCTCAGCGAATTGATAGCTGAAATCGCGAACCACGCCGCCCCTCTCCTGGGCGAACAAAACCGTGCTGCCGACAACGACCGGCTGCACAATGGACGCGCCCCGGAAGCCCTGATTATCGATCTTGACCGCGCTGGGCGCGATCGCGTCCGACTGAGAGCCGCCAGATACAATCCACTCCGCGCCAGAGGTCAGGAGCATGAGCCCCTTGATCGGCAGCATAGCGCGAATTTCGTTCACCTGTTTTGCCCGGATACGGAACGTCACCGCATCGCTTGCCTTGGCCGGCGACGAATAGCCGAAATTCTCATAGTTCGCAGATTGCGACATCCAGACGCCTTGCGGCTCATTGTTTGTCGAAGCGAATGCAAGGCGCTGTTCAACGAACGTCGCGCACCGGGGATAATTGCCGCTGCCCGAAAATGGGTTGCGGGCCACCTGGGGCGTATCGGCAAGATCGGCAACGATATTCTCATCATCGAACGACAGGCCGGATGTGCCGCCGATGTAGCCGTAAACACCGTTATCCTCTTTGTAGACGATATATCGGCTGGCACCCGTCACGGCGCTCCAGGTGACACGGTTCTTGTTGCCCGCAACCGTCAGGTCATTGGCCGTGCCGGCAGCGGATGAAGGAAGGCTTTCTTCGCCGGTTTCATCATCGATCGCAGACACCTTGTATGTGTATGGTGTGCTTCCCGAGCCGACCAGCGGCGAAGCCCCAACGCCAGTCGGTGCCGCGATCGACGGTGCGAACGTTACCGTTGTCAGCGTCCAGTTGTCATCGGCAAGGCGCGAGAGCTTGCGCACCGCATAGCTCGGATGGACGATGTACATGACATCGGCCTCCTGCGCAAAAACAAGCTGATCGAGATCGGTATGCGCGTAGGGCGTCGCCACCTCATAGGGCGAGCCGCCTGACAGGATCAGCCCACCATCGCGATACACGCGGAAATACTGATCTCCGAACTCCAGGATGTAGGATTGTTCAGTGTTGAACTGGAACGGGATCGGCCGCGCGTAATCCGCGCTGTCCTTCACCTCATTGATGTACTCCAGGCCGGCGCGGTTCGACACACCGCCATGCGGATGAATGAACAGGTTGAGCGCCGTCTTGAGCCCGCTGGCATATTTGGCGAGATCGACGCGCGCCCACAGCGCGGGCGACAGGACGCCGGCAGTAAATGAGGGTTGATAGGCGCGGAGATCAGCCATTAGCTGCGCTCCGTCACGAACTCACTATCATGATCGGATGTGTGGCGAACCTCATTTGCGTCCGCCATTTCCGCGATGTGCTGAGCGCCTATAGCAATCTGATAGGCGTCGGCGCGGACCTTGGGATCGCGCGTCAGTGGCATCGCCAGCCGAACCGACAAATGCCAGCCCAGCGCCTCGATAAAGGACACTGAGAACTTGGTCGGATCGGTCAGGTCATAAGTGTAGCGACCGAAGGCCGGCGACAGGTCGCAATAGATCGCGCTTCCTTCAACCTCATAGGGGAAGCCGGACGGCAGGGCTTCCGGGAGATCATCTTGCGGCGTGGTCGAGTAGCGATTGCGAACGGTGCGCAGTTTCAGGCAATCGTTCGGCTTGCGATAGGCGTACAGCCAGTCGCCTTCCTTGTCATTGGTGATCGATGCCAGCGATGCCGACTTGCCGGCGAAGCCCCACGGATATTCTTGGAGAAGCAACTTGCGGACGTGATCGTAAAACTGATTGCAGGCGCGCGCCTCAGCGCTCGCCTCAGTCAGTGCGCTTATGTTGTCCTTGCCGAGATTGGACAGGGCCAGATTGCAAATCGCAACGGTAGAGGTCATCAGCCCTTCTCATTTGGAAACAGGACCGTCGCCGCGTCCTTGCTGTCCTCTTTGTCGGAAAGGCCGGCCTCGATAACCTCGAATGACATGGAGCGCGCGCCGTTCTTGGCGTCATGGAAGCTGGCGACGCGCACAAGTGCGGTCATCATCATTTCCTTGCCGACGCGCGCCTCAGTGACGCCGATCGCGTCAATCTGCTTTTCGTCCAGGTGCAGCGACGGATAATACTCATCGCTGTCAGCGCCTTCGGGCGGTCCGACCATATCGCTGTATTTTTGCGCAAGGCTGGCGAGCTTCATCGCTCAGCACTCCGGGCAGCGGCGCAACGATGCGTAGATGCCGGACGGCGGGCCGCTCGCGATCGCCGCCTTCACAACGGCGTTGTCGGGCAGGTAGACGGTCTTTGATCCGGCCGCTGTCAGCGAGCTATCGGGAACGTCGACAAACGTGCTGTCGTCTGGCCCCTTAATCTGGAGCTTGACTGTCGCGCCGCCAAAGGTGCCCAGCGCCAGAAACAGAAACCGCCCGCCCTGATCGATCGTGAACTCCGATCCGGTTGCGCTGGCGTTTTCGAGAAGTGCGACATTGGTAGTGAAGCGGGCCATCGGCATCCCCAGGGTTAATGCGAGCCGACAACGCGCCGGCTCGCGAGATCATCCGGCCGATCAGTCCTCGACCGGCTTGGGCGCGGCTGGCGCTTCCCAATCGGGTTTTGCGTCGCCAAGGTTTTCCTTCGGCGGAATGCCCCCAAGAGCATCCTGGAGCCCGTTGCCTTCACCCGCCGCTTCCGGCTCAGGCGCATCAGCGAACGGCTCCGCACCATCCTTCGCGCATGCCTCGATCAAGGCGTCCGCTTCCTTGGCGTTTGCGGGCTTTTCGCCCGAGATCGCTTCCGCCAGCGCCTTGCGTTCCTTGGCCGAAAGCGACCGCCAGTCGGCGGGGATCGGCGTCGCCTCGCCTTCACCTTCGCCTACACTCTCACCCTTGGGCTCAGTGGCGAGATCATCCGGGCGATCATCCTTGCGCGCCCAGGACGGCCGCTTTTTCGGATCGTTCCAGATCGCATCCGGCACGATGAAGCTGTCGCCGGGATCGCGAACGACCCCGCCGAAGAAGCCCTTTTCGTTCGCGATCGCCTTAACCATTGGTCTGGCGACCCATGACGATCCCGGCAGTCAGCTTGCCTGCCGTGAAGTTGCCCGAGCCGGCGACCGTGTAGTACAGGCGCATATACTGGAGGTTGGAGCCGTCCGGTATTGCCTGGCACGGAAGCTGGAAGCCCAGCGTTTTCAACTGAGCATTCGTGAACTTGCCGATCACGATCGCCTTGTCCGGCGTGAAGGTTTCGGTGCTGTCGAACTGCACCGCAACCTCCAGTGTCTCATCGTCGGCAACGCTGTCGAACACTTCGACAACCTGGATGAGCAGCGGGATCGGCTTGCCTTTGCCGATGTCGCGGGCGAGGTCGACCGGCCCGAGATCGATGGCGTTGGTGGATGCGGCGCTTGCTGTGATCGCCTGGGCATCCGAAAAGAGCGTCTGTTTGTCGAAGATCATTTCTGTCTTGCCTCTGTTCGGCCTTCCGGCCCTGCTTCGAATGTTGCCGCCCGCCCGTTAAGGCGAGCGGCAGGCGATCACTACGCGGACGGAACGGCGCTTTCGGTATTGAGAAGCGCGTCAGTCTCGCGGATCGGGATGCCCCGATACGAGCGGACTTCCTTGCCCTCGACCTGCATGTGCCCGAGCCCGGTATAGTTCGGATTGGCCGCGAGAAGCGCCCGGTCGCTGGACTGCGCGTCCAGAATTTCCAGCACCTCACGGTTCATGTAGATCGCGATCCGGCTCGACTGAGCATCACGGCGGCGCGACTGGAGGCGGTAATACGCCTTGCGCAGAAGCGCCCACAGATCGACCGAGCCGCCGCGCATATCGGACACGTCGATATTAGCGATGCGGACGTTGTAGCGCCAATCCTTGACGAACAGGCCAAGGTGCCAGCGATACAGCACTTCCTTGACATAGTACGGGTTGCCGCTGGCGTCAGTGACGCGCTGCGATCCCTTGTCCTCGATCTCGACGCCGGCCTTGGTGTTCTTGGGGTAGAGCAGCGAAGTCGCGTGATCGCCCCAGGTGACAAACCAGATCGACGTATTGTCAGAGCCGGAACCGCCGCCGTGGATCACCTGGTTCGAGATCGACGGCGCGGCCGGGTTCGGTACGCCAGCGTTGTAGCTCGCATACCGCGCGGCCAGACCTTTGAACTTCTCGGGCGTCGAAGCCGTATCGTGGTAGAAGATGCCAGTCGCCATTTCCTGGTTCATGGCTTCCAGATACGGGGCGCTCTCAGTGAGCCGCGTCCGCGCCGGATCGGATGCCAGCTTGAGCAACCTTTCATCGACGGTCGAAGCCGCCTCCAGGAAGCCGGTCGTATCATCGACCTGCTGCATCGTCGCCTTGGACTGAGGGATGCCCTGATAGAGCCGGCCCCACGCGACGGATGGCAGGCCGGTGCGGATCATGTGCCGGTGAACGGCGTCCATGTTGCACTGCGTTGCGATCGCGTCGTCAAGGATCGGGTTCTGGAGCGTCAGAAGCTCCACAACCTTGCCCTCGCCGGTATTCTTGTTGAGGTCGATCAGGTTCGGATAGGTTGTGCCGATAGTCGCCATTGTTCCTTAGCCTTTCGGTGCGTCGTTCGGAAACAGAACGTGGGCGGTTTCGGCAGGCTTACCCGCCCCTTCCGCGCCGCCTTTCGCCGGGTCATCCTCCTTGATCATGGCCCCGGCTCTTGCCATGAAACGGATAAGCTCGGGATGGTTGCCGCCACCACTCGCCTCCAGGAAGCTTTTCAGTTCCGGCGTTCCGAGCGCATTCACGGCGCGGCGCGCGGTCGCGACCGTGCCATCCCAATTGTCGCCGCCGATTTCCTTGTCGGCCTTGGCCTTGTCCGGCCAAGTGTCGGGCGTTCCGTGTTCCTTGAAGTAGCCATAGGCCGACATCGACCATTGGCCTTCCGGTGACTTGGAATAAGTCTCGGCGCGGCCTTGCTGGATTTCGATGAACTTGTCGGCCAGCTTCTGCGCCTGCCCGCGCGTCAGCCCGATTTCCTTGAACTCAGGCCCGAGCGCGTCGGCCAACTCGGCGTCAAGCTCGACACCATCGGGCATCTTGAGATCGTACTTCCCGTCATCGGGAACCTTGTCGGCATCGGCGGCGGCGTCATCCTTCTTCTTACCCTTGTCGCCATCGCCATCGGCCGGCTTGGTCTTATCATGCTCAGCCTTCGCGGCGGCGTTTTCCTCATCCGACTTGTCGGGATCAGGAACATATTCCTTCCATTCGCCTTCACCGGATTTGTCACCGTCGCCGTCGCCGTCGCCGTCACCATCCTTGCCGGCAGTATCATCGTCGGGCTTTTTCTCGCCGCCCTCATCGGGAAACAGGACGCTCGCGCCATCGTCGGAACCGCCATCGCCGCCGCCGTTGCCGCCGCCCTCGCCGCTGAACATGATCCCGCCGCTGCCCTCACCGGCCATCAAATCCCTGATCCTATTCCTCATCGTCCTCTTGCTCCTGGTTTTTGGCCATCGCCTTCGCGGCGGCTCGATCTCGCTCTCTGATCTCGGCGCGGTCGACCAGGAGTTGCGGGTAAAGACGCGGATCGATCGCATCCATTTGCGCGATCACCTTCCGCCCGCTCGCCTGTTGACCAAGCGTGTAGTTCGTCACGTCATTGTCGGCGGAGAATGCGTCCTGATAGATCGCGCATTGCTCCAGTATCCAGAACAGAACGCGCTTGCCGCGCGCATCCGACAGGACGTGACGAAACGCCTTTGCCAATTCGTCACGTTCGACCTTTTGCTGTTGTGATAGTTGCTCACTCAAATCGGTCATTGTGATTTCCGCAACACTATTCGCCTAGAAAAGCCACGCGCCGATCGCAAAAGCGCCGCCGCCGAACGCCGCCAGAAAGATCGCGATCGCGATCTTGGCCGCGCGAATGTCTGCTTTCGTCGGTCCCCAATACATCACCCAATCCCCAATCTTTGCAGGAGCGATCCGCCAGCCGGAAGCGTTGCCGCATCGGCCAGCGTTGCGGCAGCGTCCGCGCCCGCCTTCGCGGCCGGCGCAACTTCCTTCATCATCGCGGCGGCTTCTGCCGCTTGCTGCTTTTGAGCCCGCGCCGCGCGCGTTTTCTCGACTTCCGTATTTGGAACGACGATCGACGGCGGGACACCCAGCATGTCGAAATACTGATCAACAGCGTCGTCGGCGTCGAGCTTGTCGAGGACTTCCGGCTTGACGGCTGCAAGTTGACCGGCGAACGCAACGCCGCGCTCGATCGCGCCGGTCGCAACGGCCTTTTGCGCCTGGGCGAGCATCGAAATGTATTCGATCTTGAGTTCCTGTTCGGCAAGCTCGCGCGGCGGAGGCGGCAATTCGCCGCGACGATTGAGGATCGCATAGGTGCGATCGATCGTCGGCTCCAGTTGGTCATTGTAGATGTTTTCCAGCACCGGCCCGAGCGCGAGCAGTTTTTCCTCTTTACGCTCTGCGATCTCGAATTGATTGCGCGGTTGGATGCCTTCCATGTTGGCGAGCATGAGGAACAAATCGGCATAGAACGCGCGATCGATCTTGTATTGCGTCGCCTGAATATCCTGGGTGAGTTCGGCAATGCGAAGGTTCACTTCCATCGCCGCCCGGTAGCCCTTCCCGGTCGGATCATCGACATAAGTCACCGATCCCGGCAGGAGCGACGCCGGATTGTTTCGCAGCGAAGTCGGTCCCGTCATCGGCGGGCGAACGATCTTGTCCAGCGCCTCCAGCTTCCGTTGCTGCATCTTCTGGAGCATCTGAGTGTCGCCAAGCGCGACCTGTCCCGGCGACAGCGCGTAATGATCGTCGCCGGCCAGTTCCCAGGCCGGCCCGATCAGCGGGTTTTCATCGAAGCCGCTTTCCTCCAGGAGCCCATCATTTGCGCGCTCAGTCATGGTATCGAGCCAATAGTTCGACAGGTACGGCTTATGAGCCTTGTCCAGCCGGCGCGGATCGCGCGTCATGCGCGGTTCGATCGCATGCCAGACAGTGTGAATGTCATCGTAATTGCCGTTGTCATAGGCGGTCGCGATCGTCTGACTTATGCGCTTGACGGCCGCATACCCGAAGCGCGCAATGATGCGCTGCACTGACCAGCGGAATTGGCGATAGAGCGTGGTGACGCGGCCGGTATGGTCGCGGGCGATCCAAAAGCGACCATGCATGCATTGCTGCATGCGGATCACCTCGCGATCATCCTCAGCGAGAATGCCCACAGACTGACCAAACAGGCCGAGATCGCCGTAGCCGATATGGAACGAATTGTAGATGTTCGAGCTTTGGAACGTCTCGCGCATCCGGCGCTCGACTTGCGCCAGATATTCCTTGACGGGCGGAAAGTCCTTTAGCTCAGGATCGAAGGTAGTCAGCCGGAACCACGGCCGCGCGGGCGAGGTGATGCCCGAGTGCATGCCGCTCGCCAGCGTCCGCAGCGCGGTTGTTGCTTGGCTGTCGACAATCTTCTTTCGGGAGGTGTATCCCTCATCCTTTGTGCCAAGGCGGAACCGCGTCGGTTCGATGAATTGCGCAAGCTCGCGCCAAGTCTCTTCCCACGGCTGGCGAACCGTCTGCAATTCGGTTGCGCGTCGACGATGATAAGCGACCTGGGTTTCATTGTTCGGCGCGTTGCCGCTCATGGCGATATCCACCATCCGATTGCGAAGAAAGCCGCCAGCGCGGCGCACAGGCCGGACGCGCCGCGATCGACCGACCAGAGGTCAATGCCCATCCAGCCGTAGATCGCCGCAGCGCCCAGGAAAAACATCACTCGCCAAGCAGCGTTTTCTTGCGCGCCTCATCATCCTCATCGCCGGTCAGCGTCGTCTTGCTCGTCTGAGCCCTGGACTTTACGCCCGAGCCGGATGTGAGGATCGTCTGAGCGCCTGATCGGATGCGATCGCCAGTGCGCCGCGCCGTCGCGGATTTGACCGCAGCGGCGTCGGGTTCCTTCATCGCGGCCGTTTCAGGCGGAAGCACTGGCGGCGTTGGCGTCTGGACGGATGTACCGCCACCTCCGAAAAGGCACATGCTGCATTACCTCACGTTGAGAAACAGGAGCGCCGCAACGATCGCGGCGGAAATCAGCGCCAGCGCAGCGCCGATGATTTTCATCCGGCCACCCGGCAGCGGATCGACCACGTAGGCCAGGCCGACCGGGATCGCCGCGCCCAGGGCGAGCCGCGCGAACAGCGCATCGCCCTCTTTGAGATACGCCGCGACCGCGACGATGAAGATCATGGCAACGGCGAGCCGGCCGTTGACGGCGACATTCTTGGCGATCGCCAGCCTGAGCGCCGATTGATCGCGGGCAGCGGCAAGCTGCCAATTGCTATCCTCGATCGCGTTGGCGACTGAGGAAACGAGATCATCCTTGTCCTGGGATTTCATCGGGCTCGCACTCCGGTTTTTCGAACCGATAAGAGCGAGAAGGTTGCCGCGACCAATCAGGCAAGCGGATCGTAATCGACCGCCGCCATCGGAATGTCTGCCGTGCTGCCGTCCGCCATCGTTACGGATTTCGTGAAAATCCGCTCCCTCTTGGCGACCGGCTCAGCGAAGGTCAGGAATAGCGCATCAGCCTTGTTCGGGCTGGGAATGCCGCGCTCTTTCATGTCCTCTTTGCTTTCAAGCTGCACCTTGCCATCGACGCGCGGAACCGTCTCGACCCCGATCAAATCCTGGTACAATTCTTCATCGCGCGGATCGATCGCGCCGCCTGCTTTCAGCCAGCGCTTGCCCTGCCCCCACATGAAGGCGCGCATGTTCAGATAGCCGGGATCGATCGACTTGCCTGAGAACCAGATTAAACGCCACGCCCTGCCCATCGTGTCGCCGGCCGACTTGATGCCCGTCCCATAACCGGCGTCAATGAACACCGCGTCCGCCTGATACTCATCTTCGAGCCGAGCGATCAGGTTCGCGACATGGATATCGTTGTCATTGCGCGGCAGGGATATGAGCGACTTTGAGTAGAGCCCTTGCCGCAGCATGATCTCCAGCTTGTCATCGCCCGTCCAGGCGGGATCGACGCCGATGATGACCGGCGCGAAGCTGTATTGCTCTTTGCGCAGATGAACCTTGCGGGCCGCATCCGCGTCCGTTTCGCTGATAAACTGCATGGCCGATTGCGCTGGGAACTGCCCCCGAACGCGCACCTTCACGATATCGCTGTCCTCTCCGTAGTCATCCACAAGGCGCTGGAGATAAGCCTTGTTTGTGCCGGGAACCGTCCGGCTGTCGATTTGCCGGCGCACCCACCGATGGCGGTAACGGCGGAAGCACTCGCGGAAGCGCCCTGAGTTGCGCGTCGGGTTGCCAAACACGATCCAGATGATGACCGTGTTTTCGTCGGTCAGCGCGCCCTCAGCGACTTCCCAAACCTTGTCATGGATTTTCGACGCCTCATCGAACAGCAAGAGGATGATCTTGCCTTCATTGTGCAGGCCGGCGAATGCCTCAGTGTTGTGTTCCGACCAGGGAATGAAGTCCTGTCGCCAGCTATCGGCGCGCGCCGGATCGCGGGACTTGATCGACATTGCTTGCACATCGAACCAATGCCCGGTGAGCGACATGCGGAACCACTTGCCGATCTCAGGCGCGGTCTTTGTGCGAAGCTGGCCTTCCGTGTTTGCCGTGGTGACGATCCGCGCGTCCGCCCAGCACGACATCGCCCAATTGGACAGCATGCCCATTTCGGCCGACTTGCCGATGCCGTGGCCGCTGGCGACGCTGATTTGCAACGGCTCATAGCGCGTTTCGGGATCGCTCAGATGCTCAGCAATGATCCCGTTGATGTCGTCTTGCCAGTCGCGCGGGCCGCGGTGCTTTTCGAGCGGCCCAACGCCCCAATCCCACGCCAGCCGGCTCCAGCGCTTCGGGTCGAACCGGCAGGTGGCAGCCAGGTCGATTATCTGGTCATTGAGGTCGGCGCGGCCTTGCGGTTTCATCGCTTAACACTGAGCCTGAGCCCTATCTTGCGACAGATGCGCCGAAGGCTGGAGCGCGCCGTCTTGCGCTTCATGGGCGGTATCTTAGCCATCCCGCTTGTGCGCCCTTTCCAGCCGATCGGCCAGCGCGTCGAGGCCGGTGTGCTTCACCGTCTCCTGGAACGCATTCACGCCGATATGCTTGCCGATCAGTTCGATGCGCTTGATCCGGTTGTCGAGCCTGATCTTTTTGGTGTGGCCGATTTGAACGCGATCCTTACCATAACCTTCGAACAGCGCTTCGATCTCGATCCCCTGGACTAATCCCTTGCGCCAGATTTCCGGCCATTCGCGCATCGGCTTGAGATCGCCAGTCTCATCGTCATAGAGATCAGCGATATCCGCCTCGACTTCCTCAGCAAGCCGTTTTAGCACCCACGCGGCATCAATCCGCGTCGCTTCCGATCGCTCAGCCATCGCCTTATCGATCGCCGCTTTGATTTCAGGTTTTGTTAGGTTTTCATTCCCAACAGCGCCTGCCGTCTTTGCGCTATATCCGGCACGGATCGCGGCCTGAGTTGCGTTCAGGTCGACCAGGTATTCCCGCACGAATTGCTCTTGTTTCGGCGTCATCTATCAGGCGCTCCATCAGGCGTTGAGATTTACGCACCAATGGTTGCTTTCTGATATCGTTACGGCTCCGAAACGGTGACAGGGGAGTTTCTAAGAACGGCACAACAATTTTTCAAAGGGGATCAGTAGGTCGGTATATATCGACCTCTATTTTATACACTTACCAACCACCCCTAATTATAATTTTTTAGTGTCTCTTAGAAACCTCTTTGTCACTACTAACTTATTGATATTGCTGGACATGTTGTGACAAGGGAGTTTGTAACGGCGATCGTTCGATGATTGCGAACGAAATCAGCCGCGCCGCTCAACTTGGCCGAGATCGATCCTCTTAAAAACTCTCGCCTGGGTATTGCTCTCGATCGGGATTGCGATTATGTTGTGATTATCGCAACACACTAAGGATGAAATAAATGACCGACAAGCAGTTGAAGCGCACCACCGATCTCGGGTCCGGCTGGTTTGCTAACGAGTGGTCGGATGGATCGATGACCGTTCGTAACGGCGAGAAAGGCGTTCGCATCGATCTCCCGAAGGACAGCGTTGAAACCCTCCGCAGGATTTTTCGCGAAACAGCCACCGCTTGAGCCTTCCGGTTCGGGGCGTCCGCGCCCCATTCCCGAACGCTTGAAGGAGATCGACCAGTGACCGACTGCATCATCGCCGCGATCAATCAGGAAACCGGGCAAACCGTCTATGCCTATAAGCCGTACCGACATGGCGAATACAGCTTCCACAAGGGGCATTCGACGGGCCGGCAAATCCGGCCATACAGCATTACCGAGGCGACACGCTTCACCCGCGAGGACGCTGAGGCCGTCATAGAAACGCTGGATCGGCGCTTTGGCTACGTTGACGCAAACTCATGGATTACCAATTGGCGGATCGAGCCCGCCCCGGAAACGCGGGCAGAGCGTGACCTATCCCACCTTCACGCCATCGAGCTTCGACTGTCACATGAACGCGCCCGCGTTGATGCGGCGATCACCGATCGCGAACGCAATTGGCGGCAGCATAACGTTCGCATGATCGAGCGCGAGCGCGAGGCCGAGATTGCATTCCTTACAGCGCGCGGGATTACGGTTGATGACGCGCCCGCAACCATGACCGACGACGAGTTGCTAGGCGAGCTTTTCAGCTAGGAGCCACTATGACCGAGAGCAAACGCAAACCGTACAATGGCGACGCCGGCTATGTCGCGTCGCGCAAATGCGAGGATGGCGGGCATGTCGTGGTCTATGACCGGCAGAACGGCGGTGACTGGATCGACGGCGAAACCCGCTGGATCGTCGCCAAGTATGACGCCGAGCGCATGAACCAAGGCTTACTCGATTTTCCGACCAAGGCCGACGCGATCGGGTTCATGAAGGACACGGCCGCAGGCATCGCAACCGACTGGTATGAGGACGCGCCGAAATGAGCGGCGATCGCCCCGACACCATCCGCACCTACCAATGTCCGAATTGCGGACGCATGACATCCGCAGAAGTTGGCTGGCTCGCATGGCCGTCACCGAACGCCGACTTTCCAACGCCGTATTGCGATGAGCCGTGTCAGCAGCGGCACTACGAAAAGAACAACTGGACCGACAGGGATATGCCCCAATGAGAAAATTCTACACCGAGCCCACATTCAGCGCCGAGGAAGCCGCGCGCGTCATAGCGGCGCTGGAGGCGTCGCAGGAACACAATCTCGCCAAGAAGGTGCGCCGGACGCTGGAGATCGATCGGCGCGCTTACGACGCGCGGGTCGAAGCTCAGCAGGCGATCGAGCGGGCGCGAGCCGATCGCGCCAGGAACCACACCCTCACCAAGCGGCAGGCCGAATGCCTTGCGGCCGTGCGCGCCGGAAAGGGGCCGCACTGGAAATTCTGGTACTGGACCGATGATGCCGGCGTGAAGCATTGGCGCACATCCTGCACCCAATCGATGGGCGGAGCCGTTAATCGCATGGTCGATACGCTGATCGAGGAAGGCATGCTTTCCGGTAGGGGTCGCGAGATAACCGACGCCGGTCGCGAGCGCCTTGAGGCATGGGAAGCCAAGCACGGCCGCATCGGTCCCGATCCTCAGGAGCAGGCGGCATGACCTTCACCGATCAGGAGAGGCGCGTTCTCGTTTACGCCGCCCAGGACGCGCCGTCAGACTATGGCATTTATGCCCGCGCGATCCGCGCCGTCGAGATCATCGAGCCCACGGCCGTCGCCGCCGTCCTTCGGTCGCTGGAGGCAAGAGGCATGCTCGCGCTCGCGCCGCTTGTGAACCCAAACAGCGGCAAGCTGGCCGGTAGCGGCTATGTCGTGACGGACGCCGGCCGCGCCGAGGCCGATCGCATCAAGGACGAGGTGACGTTATGAGCCGCCGTATTCGCCAAGCGCGAGCGATCCGCGAGAGCGACACCACTTTTCAAATCCAGTTCATACCCGGTGGCTTCTACCACGTAAGCACCTCGCACGACTGGCTGTATAGCGGCGTCAGGCGGCTGGCGACCACCGAGGCAATGATGCACAAGCTATGGCCGCTCGCCTCAAAGGCGATGGCTTCGCCTGGAGAATGGGTGAAACTGTGACCATCGCCCGCGTCATCGACTTCGAAACCACCGGAACACCCGAAAGCGACGGTGCGGAGATCATTGAAGCCGGCAGGATCGATGTCGACCTGGAGCAACGCCGCGTCCTTACCGAAACCGCCTGGAGTTCGCTTTGCCGTCCGCGCAGCCTGATCCCGCCAGAAACGAAAGCCGTTCACCACATCCAGGAGGATGACGTTGCCGACGCCCCAGCTTGGCGCGATCTCATTGATGAGTTCATGGAAGGATGCGCGCCGACCGACTATCTGGTCGCGCACAAGGCTGATTTCGAGAAGCACTTTTTCGACGGCGACGGCCGACCGTGGATCGACACATACAAGGTCGCGCGGATCATATGGCCGGACGCGCCAGGGCATTCGAACCAGTGCCTCAGATATTGGCTTGCGCTCGATTTCAACCCCAAGCTCGCGCACCCGCCGCACCGCGCCCTGCCCGACGCTTTCGTGACAGCGCACATCTTCGCGAAGATGCTGGAGATCGAAACGCTGGAGCGTATGGTTGCGATCTCGCGCTACCCTGCCCTGATCAAGACGATGAATTTCGGCAAGCACAAAGGGATGACATTCGAAGCCGCGCCGATGGATTATCTGGAGTGGCTTCGCGACAAATCCGATATGGGCGAGGATGTGAAATTCAGCGCCCGGTACTGGATACAGAAACGCACACGGAAGGAAGCGGCATGACCGGCATCCCAGATGACATCATGCGGACGGCGCGCGAGACGTTCGAAAACCTGCCTCTTGGACACGAGCAGGGATCAATAGAGGGTATCGCCAACGCCATCCTTGCGGAGCGCGAGAGGTGCGCGGCGCGGTGTGAAAAGATCGGCTTCCCCGATGTTGCGCACGATCTCAGGAACCCGCAATGACCCACGCCGACCGCCTTGCCCGATCGGACGCGCTCACAGAGGCACTGCGCGCAATCGACCTCGCCATCGGAAACGAGCCTCCAGAGCCTCAGTCGCTCAGGATCATCGCCGCGATTAAACGCCTGCGCGATGACAAGCCCGTCCGCGCCGCGCTTCTGGATCGCATCGACTATCTGGAGCGCGTCCAGAACGAAGCTCGCGCCCGCTGGCGGCTTCGGTACAAGGACGATCAGATCGGCGCTGAGTTCGACATTTCTCATACCGTCGACACGCCGATCGGCAAGCTGAGCATCACGACATGGCGCGAGCTATGGAACGCCGTCACGCTCGCATGGCGATCCGAATACACGCTTGACGGCGAGCCCATCACGGTCGCGGAGATCAGGGAAGCCGGCCTTGCCCAGCGACCGACAAGCAGGAACCGGCAGAAGAAGGAACGAGGGGAATGAGTGACATTTACAGCCTTGCGAAAGCTGTTGCCCAGCTACAGCGCGAGCTACAGAATTGCGGCTTGAGCCCCGCCGCATCAATCATTCTGCCAAGCCACAAGGACGGCGATCGCATTCGGTTCCTCGCCGCGACCAATCCGAGCATAATGCCGACCAAGGCAAGTCTAGGCGAGAAGCCGAAAAACCAGGCCGACATTGGCGGTGTAACGTTCGTTTGGCCGAGCCCGCCACTGATACACCACAGCGAGGCCGCTTCTGGCAGCGACCAACGAGCAGGAACCGGCAGAAGCAGGGTTGAGGGAAATGACACGGATTGAAACGCTGGGATTTACATCAGCGCGCTTAGACGCCCTCGCCCAATGTAATACCAGCCACGGGCATCACCCGGTTGGGACCGTCGAATGGACCGCAATCTACTGGCTTGAAGAAAACGGCTACGTCGAGAGCGACGGCAGATCGCGATCAAAGCGACGCTACCGAACAACGGTGAAGGGCGACGCTGAATTGCAGGCGCGGGATGCGCCGGGGCGTAAAAGCGAATGACCGCCTTCCCAGCCAAGCCGCCGCGATCGGCGTCGCCACTGATCCGCGAACTATTCGCCAAGATCGACGCGAGCGGCAGGAGCTACAGCGATATCGCCGCCCAGGCCGGCGTTCATACCGTCACGCTTTCCTACTGGCGTCACGGCAAGAACGCGCCGCGCTGGGTGGATTTCGAAAACGTCGCCCATGTAATCGGATACAGGATCGTCCTGGAGCCACTGGAAAATGCGAAGCCGGAGTTGACGCCGCTTTATATTTCGGATTAGTGTTGCGATTATCGCATCTATCGCAACGACTGCAACAGGAGATCGCAATGCCCAATATCATTGAGAAATATGGCCGGAAGGTTCTGGAGATCGGTCGTGACGATCTCGACGCCGAGAATGTGTATGTCGGCAACGTCGATGTTTCGTCGGAGGAATTCGACGGCTCAATCGAGATCGCTGCCGATCTCGGATTTGTTTCGTTCAAGGGATCGATCCGCGCCCGGTATTGGGTGAAAGCGTTAGCCGGCACGGGCATCAAAGCCGGCTGGGGCATCAAAGCCGGCGCGGGCATCGAAGCCGGCTGGGGCATCAAAGCCGGCGAGGGCATCGAAGCCGGCACGGGCATCAAAGCCGGCGCGGGCATCGAAGCCGGCTGGGGCATCAAAGCCGGCGCGGGCATCGAAGCCGGCGCGGGCATCGAAGCCGGCTGGGGCATCAAAGCCGGCGAGGGCATCGAAGCCGGCTGGGGCATCAAAGCCGGCGAGGGCATCGAAGCCGGCACGGGCATCAAAGCCGGCGCGGGCATCGAAGCCGGCTGGGGCATCAAAGCCGGCGCGGGCATCGAAGCCGGC